GATTAAGTTTCCTACTGGGATCATAAGTAATCCCTGCAATTTCAAAACCAATACGAGGTAAAGTTACTGCTACCGTTTTACTAAGATCAGCATCTTCTGAGAGGCGAACAAGAAACTTCTGTCGCGGTCCATACGCCAGCGGTACTTTCATAGTTTGCTGAATTGTTCCAGCATTATCTTTACGAACTAAGTTAATGTCATTAAATAATGAACCAAATGAGACAACAACCCTACGGATTGTCTCATGATAAAATTGTTGTCCTAGCATTATTTGCTCCCCGGATCACCAAATGGATTTGATTCTGAAAAATCAAGAATATCATCATCCAATTTGTCAAATATGTCGTTTTGTGCGACTGCCCTATCACCTGTGACGGAACCCCCACCTATTATATAGTCCTCTGAAATAATATAACCACCATCTTCTGAAAGTAAAGATTGACCGCCAACATCTTGATCCTCACCAATAATGTAGTCTGTAGCATCATCTGCTGTATTATACAGAAGATTATAAGCAGCACCAAGAGTAGCATTTTGTGGAAATGGCAATTCTGGTGTTGCTAAGTCTTGGTTCTGACCATTATCATCAAATGTCAGGCTATTAGCATCAATTGTAATACCGCTTGTCTCATCCATAGAACGAGAAATATATGTTGGGTCAAGTCTTGAGGTTAGTGTCCCTGTGCTTGCTTCTAGAAGTGTTTCAAAGTCACCTATATGAGCAACAAAGGCAGATAGGAACCCATTAAGACTTGCGTATGTAATATTAGTAGAACCGCCCGTGGCAACAGTTCCAGCAGAATTTGAACCCAGATTGTAGTTAGTAGAACCTATAATGTGTTCATAAGAATTTCCACTGGAAGCATCAAATTCTTTGTTACCATCAACATACATTCTCATAACCTTGTTACCAAAGTTATCAACTGACTGACTTACCAAGAAGTGATGCCAAGAACCAACAGTAAATTTGTTTTGAAGTGTTGTTGTTGTTGGTGTTGCTGACCCACTAGAATAACTATGCCATGCTAGATTTCCTTGGTAATCAATACCAAAACGATAATGGTTAGCAGCAGCAGCATCACCATAAGCAATAGATGAACCACCACTATCTAGGATTGCCATAAAGGAACCCGAAGATGGCAGTGCGGTTACATATACCCAAATTTCTAACTGACCTTCAGCACTAGTTCTCTGATATGGCAGTGATTGCCCTGTAATTGTTCCGTTAAGAACATCCATAGAGGAACTTGCCCATTTAAGCTCACCCGCGCCATTGTTCCTTACGCCGAAATCAGGAACCTGTAATGTAGAGTAACCAAACTCCCCATCTGCCAATAACAACCCTGTGTTATATTGGTCAGAGTCAATTCGTAAGAACTCATTAACACTAAATTCTTGTTCCAGAGTAAACTGATAATCCGAAGCAAGATTTGTAAGAGCATCTTCGATAGCATCAACAGCGGCAATACCTGTTGCCAAGTCTTCTGAACTGTACTCAAATAGACGACATTTTAGTTTGTATACTGGATTGTTATCCAACTGATGAAAGGGTTCATCGTGGTCTACAAAATTAATTTCGAACAACTTTTTCAATGTGGGATGATAAATCAAATCACCTTCTAGTGGTCTGTCTGCATCTGTTACTGCTGTCTCTGAAACTATATAAGATGAAGAATTTTCAAACTTATCTGATTCCAGTGTGCCGCTCTCTAATACAAGCGAACCACCTGTAGTGTCACTACCATCTTCAATTGTAAACTGTTTTGTTAACTCCTGATAGCGTGATTTACTAACGACAAAGGTTGCTTCACTGAGATTCTGAAGACCAAACTGAGTCATCAACTCCCGCTCACCAGCATACCCGCCCTCACCATTCTCCATATACATTTCAATAGATGCCTGTGTGTTAAACTTAGACAATGCATCTTCACCCAGAACATTATCCTCTGCGACTAGTTGCCTGTCCAGATAAAAAACATCATGACCATAAATCTGAATTGCTTCAGCAACCAGATCGGCGTATAGATTTTGTTCTGTAGCAATCGATGTAAGATTGCTAGAATGAAAATGCCTATTGACTGCCATATTATCCCACCATATAGTTTACTGGCAACTCAAACGTGAGCGCAATCTGTTCTTCTAACTTATTCTTTTCTTCTAATGCCTGAGAATAGATTGTATCACCATTCATGGTAACACCACCCAGCATCGCAACACCATTGAACTTAGATAGATTTGCTCCCCACTGTTGTTTGATTAGTGCGGTTGCGTATCTCTTGAGAAAAATATCATCGTAAATATCTATATAGGTATTAGGGTCTAGTTTACGATAACACTCAATGATGATGTAATCTTGATCAGCAACAAAATTGCTTTCCCAATCTGTATCTAGATAGAGACGATTCATATGTTGATTGAAACGAATTGGTGTCTCACCAATGAGAATGTGAGACAAAAGGTCTAAGTTATCCATTGCCATTTGGTAGTGAATAATAGATGTAGATGATAGGTCAAACAGATCATTGAGGCGCAACTGATAACGCACGTCAAACAAATTGCTGCCCCCACCAGTATCCGAAAGAGGAAATACCTGTAAAACTGAAACAACAGCATTAGGCAAAGGTATATAGTTTGTACCTTCTGACCATATAGCAGTAGCAGTATTGTCTACACCATCTGTCACTGACGCATCTAAGTTTGCACGTCCTCGTGATACTTCTGCTGCTGTAATCTTATGTTTAAGATACATTCTCTCAATACCATCATAATGATATTGAGCAAAATATTGGAGTGCTTCATCAATACGATCATCTGCTTGATCATCAGAAATATTAATATCAATCACCCCAGAACCCAATGCTCTTAGACAATAATCTTTAAATGTTGATTTTGATGATGGTATTGCCATTGACTTTTCCTTTTTTATATATTTATAAGTTTTCTCATTGCGATACAATTAGGTCCAAACTCGACCTTTTCATCAATCCATCCACCAATTTTGTTAAACCCAACAGATGCATATGCACGAAGAGCAGTTTTCCTTGGCATAGTCCAGATATGTGTGCAGTCTTCTTTACGTCCCTGTTCTATGGTTTGTTCTAGCAAAGTCTTAGAATGTCCTTTGCCCCTATGGTCTGGATGCACCCACAATCCTCTAGAACGATATATTTTGTTATCTGTTCTAAATCCGCTGTTCACTCCTATAATTTCATTATTATTTTTAACAACAAAAAATGTCGGTTTATATTTATCAAAAATACTATGATCTTTAGTGATTTCAACATTTCCATGCACAAACCACAGATAAGAGTTCCACTTCAAACTACTCATATGTTCAATTTTACTTACACGCCCCACCCACAACTCATTAGTCCAGTAGGGTAATATATCATCAAAAGTATTCATTATATATATTTATATGAATAGAATTGGAATGGTTTCTACTTCCCGTGCGGGATGCACGTTTATCAGGAAGTATTTATGTAATATTTATGGAATGCAAGACCCAGATTCGTGGTTGAAAAAAAACGACTATCGAAACATAGAACATATGCCGTTTGCTAATGAAAGGCATATCTTAAAAATCCTTGTACACTATGTTCCAAAACACGATCTTGCGTGGGTTTTAAATGACATGCCGAAGATATGGCTATATAGGAAGGATACTTGTCAACAGTTTCTTAGTCATATTGCTCGACTTAGAACAGGAGTTAATCATGTGTATTCTTCTGAAGGTCAACCACAAATAAAAAATAAGAGTTTAGTTGCAACAAGAGAAGAGTATGAGGGGTTTGTTAAGCGTCAAGACTTATTCTGGAGACTATATAAAGCATACGGGTTCTTAAAAAATGAACCACTGATACAGTATGAGGAGTTCTGTGCTACGCCAGAAGAACATATTGACAATTTATATGATTGGCACTGGCAGTCTTTTGGTCAGCCTCTAGAGGAAAGGATATCTATGCCGCTGAAGATTGACGTAAATTATGAGGACAAGTTCATAAACTACATGGAAGTAGTGAACTGGTTTGATATTAATGAATAGATATTGTTTAGTGTGTACACCCCGTTCTGGTTCGTATTATATTTTGTTTCATCTTTCCAAGGAAAGAAATCTTATCTCTGGAAAAGAGTGGTATGGTAGAATGAAAAAAGTGCATTATAACTATACTCTACAAACAAGCAAATTGACGATTGATTATACATTAAATGAAAATTTATTAACAAATCACGAGATTGAAAAACGTAGAATGTGGTTAGAGGGTAGAGACAACTTTATTATAAAATGTATGCCAATACAATTATCCAACACTATAGAAAATAAAAATATGACGATTACTGAAAGGATGGAAATCGCTGTTGATATTCTTTCTGACTACGAAATAATTTGGTTGACAAACAGGAATAAGGTGTCTCAATTCTGTTTTAGGTTCATAGCGCAAGAAACAAGTCGCACTGATTACGAAGGAAAGAATAGAGAATACTCTGATTATGACCCCGCTAACAGAAAAATCCCGCCGCCTAAATCATTTACAGCGACAAGGGAAGAATATGAGCGGTTTATGCAGATAGAAAATTTTAATAATAACTTGCGTAAGCACTTTCCTGCTTGCGAAGAAATTATTTATGAAGACTTTATAAAAGATAGAGATATTATACATAATCCAGACTACACAAAAATATTTACAAATTATAAGGAGATTTTATCATGGTTTCATTAAACGAGATGATGGAAGGAGCGTGGATTGAAGGCGAACAACTTGGGGTTCCCGGCGATAAGTTTGTTGATCAACTAGCAGATTTGATGGTAGAGTTACACAGTTCTCCATATACAGGACCAGATAAGAAAAAATTTCCTGCTGAGAGAGATGTAGCAGATTTAATAGCATGGGATGATAAAGATGATTTTACCAAACAAGCAATTGATGAGTATTTTGATTTAGAACATCATTGGCGGGGGTGTCTACTTCATGGTGATTTGTGGAGACAAAATATCCTTGTCGATGAAGAAGGCAATCTTACGGGTCTGCGAGATTGGGAAGATATATCTGTTGGCGATCCACATTGGGACTTTAGGATGGTAAGACGTTGGTTGGGTTGGGAACTCATGGATCAATTTATTTTTAAATACAATTGTTCTATGGATATTAACCTTAACAAGAAAACTATTATGACGTATGATAAGATATCACTATGTCACTCTATTCGTATTCGTAAGAAGCGTGGTCTTTTACGTCATGATAAAGACTTTGCTATACAACGATTTGAAGAATATAAGAGAATTTTCCCAGAGTGTCTACCTCTAGATTGGCAACCTACTGCCGATAGCATTGCCGAATCTTAGAAGCAGAAATGCTTTCTGTTTTTGCATCAAGTTTTTCTTGTTCGATCTTATAACCAACATCTCTACCATATGTAATATTAACAATATTAGGAACAGGAATAATCTCATAATCCTTATTATGAGTGTATCCTGCTTCTTTTAGGTGGTTAACAACATCTTCTTCATCAAACCAAGTTTCGCCTGTGTCACGAACCATTATTGCAACTTGCCCAGTTTTTGCATGAGCGCGTTTGAATAATTCGGTATGTCCTCCATGCCAAGGTTGAAATCTTCCAAGCATTTGTGTAGTTGGTTTTCGTCTATCCATTTGGTAAATCTCACATCATAGTCATCAGGTGGTTCAAATATCTTGTTCGTATCCTTATGACGCCCCTCTTTAATTGTATCCATCCATATAATATGGTGGGGGTTGAATTGTTGTCTTGTTTTTTCTGTAGGGCATATAAATCCAGAAAATGAAAGTAAATCCATATCTGCCAAACGGCACATTCGTTTTGCTTGTCTCATTCTGCCATTTAAAGTAAAATCCCAATCATTATATATACCTCGCACAACGTCTGCGTCCCAATAAGGTTTATTTAGTGCGCGAGATAACCTCTCTCCCAACCAAGTTTTACCTGAACCGGGTAGACCCATAATCAATATTTTTCGTGGTTGAATAATATGAATATCTGGTCCACTAATAACTAAGTTATGATCTGTTATAATCTTTACATTTTCTATATCAACATTTGTCATGGTATAATAAAATCAAATGGGTCTATATCTTCCATTTGTTCCCTTCTTATAATCTCTCCATCCTCACAAAGACCAACATTCCTGCTTTCTAATCCTAGTGGGTTTACTTCTTTACTGGAAAACATATCAATCTGCCCGTGGGAGTATGAAGCAGTATTTCCCTTATTGTATGCGTATTTAGTATCCCATTCTTGTGCTATATAGTCCCTCAACTCCATTTTTAATCCGAAATATGTAGGAGATTGTAAAATATCCTTTGCGCTTTCTTCGCTATCACATAGAAAGTCATCTGGAAACTTTGCCATATCATACTTAGACTTCACACCAATTTTATTATATGTTTCACCCTTGTGTCCTGACGGATCATGTTGCGGTTCTCTGTTTATTACAATTTCGTTTCTCAAAGTCTTGTCGATAAACCAACGAAGAACATCCCAATCCGTAAATAGACTTTCTGTCTGGGGAATAAACAGTTCTTGCTCCCTAAACACAGGCGGTTCAAATTCAACCCTGTCATAACAGATGCCAGCAAAGTCTCGTAATACTCTGTTTTGATGACCGTAACGAAGTTTATAATAGAGAGTATTTGTTTCCCAAAGAGGTGTTGCTGGACCTGTCATACCGTAGTTTGTGTCTGCTTCATTTGCGTGAACGGTGATACGGTCATCATGAATTAATGACCGTATATTTTTATCATAACTAATCTGATGTGGAAGGTGTTTAACCAAATCCTCATAAAGTTTAGGATTCTCATCTA